TTGTGCCATTTATTCTCCTAATTTTTCCCATATCCATTCGGATTCTTTCATATGTACAACTGATTTCAACCATCCGTTGCGAATGCATTCATTTATAACTTGCTTATAGTTTTCGGGACACATGGGACTAAGTTCAAAACTAGCCCGAGGTATGCCCATGATACCTCTTTTGTCGGTTAGCATGAAGTCTGGTTCACCAAATCGTATTGTTTTCCAACTAAACTTAGCCATTATTTCAATACACCCACATAAGGACTGTTGAGCCATTTTGCATATGTCTCTGCGTTAGTAGAGATTTTCTGTAAGTCATACTTACCACAAAATTTCATAAAGTGAATCCCAACTTGAGGGATAGTAGTTCTGCGAACACCTTCACGAATGTTTGTATCTACTGACAGTTTAACATCATCGGGCTGTGCTGTCAAGTCTATGAGTATCCGATTCCTTTCATACGCATCACGTACACGGACCTCATTACCATCGTGATCGGTCCATCGCTGCAACATCATATTATTCCAATCAAATCCACGTTTTGTCCTATCAGCATATGCTTCAATCAATCCAGCTTTCTTACTTGAACCTTTTTCACGCACACCGGGAAAAGCAGAAAATACGTTATCTGTTGCATCTCCCCGCATACATTTTCGGAAGAGGATATATTGTGGATCCTCTAACAATTTAGGATTCTTTTCTTTATCCTTTACTGGACGATCTTTGTCATCAAAGTAACCTTCCAATGTGATTAGTTCTCCAGTGACACCCGAATATTGTTTAACTTTGGGAGTAATTAATTGATAAAAATCGCTGTCCGTTGAAATTATAAAATGTTCATCTTCTGGGTGCAAGTGAATGAAACGTGCAATCAAGTCATCAGCCTCAGCCTTTGGATCACGTAGGACACTACAGTTTGTACGGTCTTTAAGATAATTTGTAAAATTTTCATAGGTGCCCCAAAATAATTTATTTTCTTCAACCTCAGCCTCAGTTTGAGACAGGGTATCTACTATGCGATTCTTTTTATAAGGAGAATATACGGCCTTCCTCCACGATTTTCCCTCCAAGCAGACCACAACATGACCAATCCCGAACCGTTTCACCACTTGATTAATACTTGCTAATGTAAGATGAAGGGCCATCCCGATCTTCTCCTCAGCAGTACTATTGCGTGATGCAACGTGCCTTGCACGAAAAAATGTATTGGCAAGGTCTATGAGTGCATATTTTGTCATGTTTGTATTATAGTCTACTATTTAGTTTTAGTCAATTCTTATTTTTTTACAAATACCCATAAATCTTCATAATTTCCATTTCTAGTTTTCTTTGCTTGTCTTGTACCCGAAATAGCACTCCACTGTACACGATAATGCTTATCCAAATCCATATGTTTCAGTACTATATCACGCATATCTTCACTAATAGTTACCATTTGTTTTTGTCTATTGATATAATTACTGATGACAAATCCAAACTTAGCATCAGGTTTCATTACCTTAACTGCTAATTTAACCGTTTCTTCCCAATATCCTTTCAACCAAGTTTGGTAGTCTGGAAAGCTATTAAAACTTTGTCCATCGCTTGGGTAAATTTCTAAGTCAAAATAGGGAGGACTTAGTAATACTGCATCAACACTATTTTTATATTTTTTAATAAAGTTATGTTTTGCATCTAGTTCTTCACTAGGGCATAGATATAAATCAATTGTTTTTTCTTCTGATACAAAGATACTATTTTCTTGATATGTTTTATATACAGTATGTAATAGATTACCGTTTTCAACTACATCGGGTATTACATCAGTAGCAATAAAGTTTTTAAATTTACTATTATAGAATGCAATTTGATATGCATTCCAACCCATGACAGGAGCAAACAATGTATCACCAGTGAATACATTATCTAGTATACCTTTATATGTTGCTGGGTTAAAGATACTAGCACGGTTAGCACCGATCATAAAGTCTAACCAGAATTGACTAGGGTCACCGTTGTACTTACATATATGATCAAAGAATGCAGGACCCACTAAACTATTTCTTACTTTGAAATCTTCAAACATTACCTTCAGTAAACCAAAAGTATATTCACTATCATTAGTGTATAGTTTCTTTGTATTATAGAAATTTACAAAGTTGATGTTCTTACAAATCTTACCATATTTGCTATTAGTTCTTCCTGCAAATATGTCATTAGTTAGTATATTACTATCGGGTATATCAAAATAGTAATCTACTGATTCTTTTAGTTCACCATATCGTTTGAACCAAGACAATAATGTAGCGTTGGCATCTGTTACTAGAATTCTGTATAAATTTTGTTTATATAGATTTAACCTTTGCTTACGATCATCTTTTTTACTAACACGGTTAACAAAGGTATCAAGGTCACTTCGTACAACAAATGAACCAGAACGGTCCATTACATTTAGTACGCAGATTTTATCACAAAACTGTTGAAATGTTACTTTAGGTAAATTGAATTGATTTAGAAAATCTTGTTCAGTAAAAATTAAATTTTTTGGCATATAGTATTATACTTTATAAAACGCAAGTTGTCAAACACTGCGGTCACGTATTTATGCCACACTCAATCTTTAAATATATTACATCCATCGATAGTAAATTCTTTAGTGAATTTAATATTATCTTGTATAAATTTTTCAGTAATCATAATAATATCACGCTTTTTGTGACCCGTTTTTAGATACTTTTCTTTTTCTTCTTGTAGACGATTTATTACAATCTTGCAATTTTCCATAGAACCAATATCATAAATGCGTACCAAAGCAAGGTCATCTTTATTGCGAGCCGTAAAAATATATCGCGGATGTTCAATATCACCCATAGCATGAAATTGAAATGCAGCATCTTGTCCTGCACCTTTTCGTAGCTTACCAGTCTTGGTAAGTGGACCTTCTACTCGTGCAGCTTTTTGTTCAACCGTTCCCTTAGCATCTTTGGCATCTTCACCATTGCGTGAGAAACTAACATTATAGGAACTTTCATATTGTTTAACTATTTGGTATATAGAAAGTGCGCTTAGTGCATCTGTATCTAGTATATCAATTTTGTATTTACGATAGATTATTTCTCGTTCAGCAAAGATTCGAATCCTCGCTTCATTCATTTCCTGTAATACTTCAGCGTCAAAATATTTAGACATCAAAATTCCTTTAGTTAATTGAATAACAAGTTATTATAGACCCAAAATCATTTAATGTCAACCTTAAGGGCGATACTTGTCTGTTAGCGCCATGACTTCCTCTAATGGCACTTTGACCACGTGGATCAGCCGCCGCTGTTCTTCACTGATAGCATCATGCTCACGCTGTCCACGCTGCCAAACACTGTGGTCATCACTGTAGTTATAATGCCAATCATGGAACTGTAGCAAGCGTTCCAGTGTGATCAATTCTGGGTTCATATCAAAACTCCTGTTTGGAATGTTTAGGTTTACGATTGTACAATACTTTAGATTGTACAGTTTTGGGTTTGAACGGTGTGTTGTTTTGAAACAACACACGGTGAGCCCTGTGTTTGGGCTGTTCAACAACGAATGAGAGAATTTGCTTTTTCATAATCCATAGTATAGCATGTTCTCCATTTATTGTCAACTAACTTCAAACAACTCGTTCCAAATTGATTTAGGCACATAGCCTTTCTTGTAGTGTTTAGCATTCGTAGGGTCTTGATGATTAAGATGAGGTAATCTACCGAACACATTTTTGTATTGCTTTGCTAATGATCCTTCAGCCCATCCAGTTGCTTTTTCTTCATCTTCTTCACAAATATCCGCAGTAAGCATTCTTTTAGAAATATCCCAAACTGCAATTGTAACGTCATTCTTATTAAATGTTGCAGGTAAAAATCCCTGCGGGATTAAGATACGCTCAATGCCTAACCAAAAATCTGCACCATGTGAACTATGTACATGTTCTTCTTCCCAACCCGGAACCCAACTAAGTTGTCTTGTTATGCGTTCACCAACTTGATATTCTCTCTTTTCACCTAAGTTAGGACAACTTTTTCCTACCTTAGAAAAATCATATGTCAATGGTCCTGGCTTGAAACACATCCCGTAAACGTATGCTTTTTTTATTCCTTGTTCTCTAGTTATTGAATATATATCTCTACAATTTACTAATTTAGAACACTCAATCACAAAATCCGGATTGAATAAATTGATATCATCAAACATTTAATTCACCTTTAAGAAATAGTAAATTCAACCCTAGTGACGTTTTTTGTAGTGAAACTGCGCCATTCTTTTAAGTCATTATCAAACACCCGAATACTAGTGGTTGATTCTTTGCGAGGTTGTTTACCTTCTGCTAATGGTTTTGTTTCAACTACAGGTAACATTTCGGGTTTCAATGTGCAATTCATTACACGTTCAGTTCCATCTTGTTTAGTAAAGGTAACTGTGGTACTTTCATTAATTTTAAGCATTCCAGTTAACCATTTGGTAAACTTATTCCATTCCTTATCACCCCAATCTTTAGTTGGTTGATAAGGGGCTGCTAATACTTCAAGTGTTTCCATTTTGTTCTTCCCATGTAGTGAAAAAGTTTTTCATTTTTGTTTCTTTATCCCAAGATTTGGTATAATCATTGTCTTGGTCACACAATGCCAATGCTTCTTTTTTAGTTACTACACGATGACTAACAATCTGTTCACCAATATGTTCTTGGCTAAACTCTTTGGCTTCTTCCATTGTTACAGTATCTAATGCCCATAGAGTTTTATCTTTACCGTGTTCATCGGTGCCAACTGGAACCTCTACCATATAACGTTGCCGGAATGTACTTATACATTCAACCAATACCCATTGCTTATCTT